CCTACTATTGCCGATACCCTAAACGAAAGGAGACACGGGTGAAGAAAGCGAAAGAGACCATGACCACAATCCCAGCAACGAACACGACGAACACGACGAACACGACGAACACGACGAACACACCGAACACACCCCTACCAATTCCCACAACCGAAACGAAGGAGACCCCGATGGCTGAGAAAGTCGAAACCCAAGCTGCACCCGAAGAAGTCGGCGCCAGCGCTGCCGACAAGGCACTCGCGGTGCTCAAACGCGACCTGCCGGAGATCGCCGAGAAGGTCGAACACCTCGTCACCCTCATGAACCCCGACAAGCAGGGCTACGAGGAAATGGGGGGAGCGCACTGGGCACCGCCCATCGTTCGCATCCACCAGGCGTTGACCCACAACCCACCGGGCAACTCGAAGCTCGGGAACTTGTACACCGACACCGGTGACGTGCTCCCGACGCCTTGGGAGTTTGTTCCCATCTACATGCACTACGCAAACACCAAGTTCACCCAGGGCGGTGAAGACGGCAATAATCGCCTGTGCCGTTCGGAGGACACCGTGACCTCCACGCGCGGCCAGGTGTGTGCCGATTGCCCCGACCGGCCGTTCCGGGGAGGGCAGATCACGCAGTGCAAGAAGTCCATCGAGGTCTTCGTCTTCGACAAGGACTTCCAGAACATCTACAAGATCCAATTCGTGAAGACGAGCTACAAGGTCGGCAGCAAGCTGTACCGCCAGACCAGCTCGGGGTCCGTCATCTGGGAGCGCGTGTACGCGCTCGGCGCCGAGACCGCCACCCAGGAGAAGACCGGTGCGAAGTACTACGTCTTCACCGCAGTGCCTACGGGGGAGAAGACCAACCCGAAGTTCGACCCGATGGCTCGGTTCATCCACGAGAAGATCTCCGAGGCGCGCAGGCGCATCAAGGAGAACATCCGCAATCAGGTCATAACCGCGAAGGACGCAGTCGGGCGTTTGCCGGACGACTTCGCTGGTCAGGCTGCTCCGGCGGCCGAGAGTGGCAAGGGTCCCGGTCTGACGAACATGTAGCTCTGACATAAACGATGGCGCCCCGGGGTCGGAAGGTCTCGGGGCGCCTCTTTCACTTTCTTCGGAGTTCCCATGACGCCCCAATTTTCTGAACAAGCGAAAAAGCACGCGCCCTGGTCGATGAGCAAAGCCAAGTTGGCGCTCAACTGCGGACTTGCCTACAACTTGAAGTACGCGACGAAGACCAAGGGGGTTCCATCGAAGGATGGCGGGGGGCGTATCGGCATCGCGGCTCACGCGGTGCTGGAGAGCTTCTTGCGAAACGCTGCCGAGCCCATCAAAGACATCATGTACCGAATCGCGCTCGACCAGCGGCTAACTACGCCAGAAATCGACGACCTGGTCTCGTTTGCCCACAACATCGCGCATTTCCGGGACCGGCTCGAATCGTACAAGATAGCGAACAAGGTCAAGGAGCAGAAGGTTGAGATCAAATTCGGTTTGACAGCGGACTTCAAACAGACGGCGTTCTTCGGAAAGGATGTCTTCTTCCGTGGGGTCATGGACCTTCTTTTAGACACGGAAGATGGGCATATCATCATCCTCGACCACAAGTCCGGAAACCCTCCATCCTCGGCAGTAGACGCTCTGGCCCAGCATCGCGCACAGCTGAAGCTCTATACTTTGGCGGCGCTGCTGCTGTACCCTGACCTCAAGGGCGTTCAAACTGGGTTGCACTACCTGGCCAACGAGGAGATTGTTTGGGACACGAAGTTGGTGCTGCCCAGCGCAATTCGTGACGAGGTCATGCCATGGTACTCGGAGTTCCTCAATGAAGCGGGGCTTGCCGCGGAAAGCGCCACTCCGAAAGCGGGGTGGAAGTGCAAGTTCTGTGAGTTCATCAGCCAGTGCCCGATCAAACGAACCTAATAACCGGCCCAAACTGTAGGCCGCCAAGCGGAGTGGTCCAGTGTCGACAAACAAGGTCGAAAAGCTGTCTCGTGAGCAGCTGCGGAAGATCTGGACAAAACTAACGCTTGCAGATTGGCTGTCTATCCTCCAGGAGTTCAAACCCGAAAACCAGTGGAGTCAACGAAGCGGCGAAATCATTGGATGCTGCATCTATCACAATGAGCAAGCGCCGTCGTTCCACATCAAGCCGGAAAAGGGGTTTGCGTACTGCTTTGGGGGAAGCTGCAAGCACTTTGAGCACGACCCGATTCACCTATTGTCCAAGGTTATGGGTGTGTCCACCCATCAAGCCGTGCGGCAGCTCAAGAATCGGTACGGCGTTTCGTTCCCGTCTGCCTACACTCAGAACATTTCCAAGTTTGACGACAACGACCGCGTCAAGGCTGCGCTGTACCAGGTGATGAACATGGAATTCCGGGATGCGCTGGCTAATCCCACTGCACCGGAGTTTGCGTACATCATCGACGGGGGTCTGCTTGAATGGCTACGGCAACGGCAGATTCCCGAAGACACTGTGCACCAGTGGCCAGTTGGTGTACTCCCAACCCGAGAACGGCTCTACGAACGATTGGGCGATGAAGAACAGATAGCTGGTGGGGAACAACTTCGCGAGGCAGCGTATAAATACGTCGAGAAGTATCTGGCTCTTCCGAACGAATCGGCGAAGCAAGAGGGCTGGTTGGCTTTCTTCTATTTCACCTCACCCACCACTATCGGCCGCATCAAGTTACGAAAACCAAGCCCGGGGCATGAGTTTAGAATCGTCGAAGACCCGTACGACGACGAGGTCGGCTTCTTCGGACTGAACATGTTCCCCGAAGCTCGCCCGCAGTTCGGAGATATGACGCTGCACGTAACCGAAGGTGACTTTGATGCGCTGGCTCCTATCGCGCACCAGATGAGCCGGGGGCGCGGCGACTTCTTCATCGTGGGCAGCGGTGGGTCAATGGACGACCGCCTGGATCATCTGACGGAGTACGGCTTCAAGAACATTCGTCTGCTTCAAGACGCTGACGAAGGGGGAATCGGGCGGGCAAAAGCCTGGCTGAAGAACAACTCCCACGTCGACGGTGTATTCAAGTGGACCGAGGATGATGTCAACAAGGGTGTGAAGGACGTCGATGAGGCGATTCGAGCCTACGGGTTTGATGATTTCTTCGCGCGGCTTCAGGCCCCAGAGAACTACGCGCGCAACCATGAGTGGGCCACAAGCCAGTTGGCTGAAGAGCTCGACAAAATCCCAAGCAGCGACGTCAAGGCTAGAACTGAAAAGGCAATCGAGTATGGCCGGGTGCTCAAGAACGAAACTGAGCGCAACGCCTTCGTCGATGTCGTTTGTCAGGACTACGGCCTTGAGAAGGAACTCATCGTTCAGGACCTGGCCCCCGATGACACTCCCGAGGGGTTTACGGCAAGACTGGCCAAGGCCCTGAAGCAGGTTTACTTGTTCTTGGCGGTGGACCCCGAAGATAATCGGGTTGCAGTGACGGTATGGAGCATACGCCGAAGAATGGTTCAGCGTATCATGCTCGGTACACGCATTTTGAAACCTACCGTAGAAGTCGACACCGGTCCGCTGGTGTCGTTCACGCAGAAGAACGTTGGCATCCCCGAGTTCATTCTGTTCAAGCAGGGTCCAAAGGGGCGGGGTATCCCGCGGTCGGATATAGAACTGAAGCAAACGCTCACTTCCTACTACGATGATGCGCTTGGGGTAGCGGCTGACGGCTTACCGAGCCGGACGCGCCTCGAAGAAGTAGGCCAGGGCGTTCACTTCCTTCCCGACACCGACCACGAAGAAATCAACCATCTGTACCTCATCAATGGTGATCGGTTTTTCCGAGGGACTTTTGAAAACGACAGCATCAAGTTCGCAGAGATGGATTCACCCCGGGCGGGGAGGTATCTGTTCCGCGTTGCCAATCGCCCGTGGTCGACTAACCTGAAGACGCTTCGGGATATCGAAGAGGGTAGCGAGTTCGACCCCAAGGACATCTTCCGGCAGATACGTCAAATCGTCGACATCGGGTGGAAGTTCCATCACCATGAGCTTGAGACCACTTTTCTTGCTGCCGACATCCTGTACACGTCGATAGCTTCCATCTTTCAGAACATGGTCTTCGTGGACATCACCGGTGAATCCCACTCCGGCAAGAGTACACTGATGCAGGTCATCGGCGGCAATTCGAATCCGGCCTACCGTCTCTGCGAAGCTACTACCGTGATGGACAACTACACCTCGGCGGGCATCCGGCAGTTCATGGCCAACAACCGCCTGCGACTTATCCTAGACGAGTTCGAAGACGTAGACGCCGGCTCCAGGAGGCCCGATAACAAGGCCTTCGCCGTTCGAGAGATTCTGGACTTGGTTCGGTCGGCTGCCAGCGGTGCCGACTATGTCCGGGGTACGGCAGGGGGAGAAGCAATCCGGGGAAAGATAAACTTTCCCATGACGGTCGGCGGAATCTACACCATGCAAAAGGCGCAGGACCTGAACCGGTTTGTCCACATCCGCACAAAGCAGATTCCGGGGTACCGCTACCCGCTGCTCTCCATCCAGCAGGCCTTCTCAGCGGCCGACATGAAGAAGCTGCGCCGGGGGCTCACTCTTTGTCTCCTTCCGCACATCCCGAAGATTCTCAAGACGTACGCAGAAATCCAGAAGGAGTTCGAGGGTAATGCTTCGATGGCAGCAGGAACACTGGACCGGCAGGCGCGCAACTACTACCCAGCAGCGACAATGCTGAAATTCGTGGGCGAAGACCATGTGCAATTCATGACCGACTTTAGCGCGGTCAAGTCACAAGAACTGGCAGACTTTGGTGGCACCGAGCAGGAGTATAAGCGCGTTTGGGACGCAATACTGCACACCACCATCAACCTGGCGCATCATAGCAAAGAGCACCAGGGGATGCTCCCTTTGTCGACCATCATTGGAAACCGTGACTTCATGGAAGTGCTCAAGGCCACAGACATCGGTGCGTACTTCATTCCAGACAAGAAGTGGCTCATCGTCTTCTGGCAAAGAGCCCTCAGCGGAATCCTCCGGTACAACAACAACTACCGTAACCACCAGAACTACCACCGGCTCAAGATAATGGCCGACCAAGATCCACGGGTGATATCCCGTGAGCGCTTGACCAACTCCTTTCTGAAGAACGAAGTGTGGCCACGAACTGGTGGCTTGGCAGTCTCACCCGATGACATCAGCGTCATCGATTTGACTGAATCCCTGGCGGCGCGCGTGACTACTGAAAACGAAATCGTCGAGCCGATAGACGCCGACGAGAAGGTGCGGCAGTCGGTGTTGGAAGACATCGCTTCCGACATCCGACCGCCGAAGAGAGGTAACTTCTAACAAATGACCCAAGGCACTCCCTTCAAGAAGAGCAGTTTGTGCGTAGGGTGCCCGGCGTTCTATGACCCCTGCCTGGATTCGGGCGCGGGTGATGACCCGGCGCACATCCTCGTAGTCGGTTCTGCCCCTTCCGGATTCTCCGTTGGCAACCGCCAACCGTTTTTTGGCCGGGAGGGGCGTCTTTTCAAAGACATGCTGAATACCATCAAGCAGTACCAGGGTGGGAAGTACAAAGACGTGAAGGTGTACTACACCTACGCCGTCAAAGCCGGGGCCTATGAGCCAAAAGCAGGTCACCTGTCGCATTGCCAGGTGAACCTGCACCGGGATATCAACCGGATTCGTGGGGTGCTACCCAAGCGTAATCCGGTAATCATCCCCCTGGGGCCAGTCGCGGCAAAGTCTGTTGGCGTCAAGATGCGGCGCATCGCCGACGTTGTCGGTCGCGAGATGACCGTGATGCTGGCGGATTCTAGCCCACAAGGGTATCGGAAGCTGATGGTTGTTCCGCTCTTGTCCATGAAGCACGTTCTGGCCAAGTTGGGCACTGCTAACGTCGTGATGTCAGCACTCTTGCATGCAGTGCAGCTGGCCTGTGACCCCGAGGTGAAGCCGAAGAGCCTCGACGACGTCACGAAGGACTACGTCTTTCCGCAGACCATTGAAGAAGTGAAGAACCTCGTCGACACCGTCATCAACTACTACAACCCGGAACGCGGTGCCGGGCCGCAGGATTGGTTCATCTCACTTGACACCGAGACGAACACGTTGCGGCCGTATTCCCACGCAGACCCGAAGACGCTCATGCTGTCGGTTGCCTGGGATGACGGCAAGTCCGCTAGCATCCTGTTGGACCACCCCGAAAGTCCGTACGACTTGAAGGAGGCGTGGTCACATGTCGAAAGGTTGCTTCGTTGCCCAAAACCCAAAGTCCTGCACAACTGGAAGTTCGACCACAAGTTCCTTGAGACGCACCAGAACATTCGGGTCAACAACGTGGCCTGGGACACTATGCTTGGGGAGCATTTCATCGACGAGGACAAGAAGGGGCACTACCGCCTGAAGCAACTGGTTCCGCTCTACGCCGCAGAATACCAGGGGTACGACGAAACGCTGCAGAACTTCCTGCGTGGAAAGGAAGAGGACGAGGAGCGCTCGGTCGAAGTCGAAGACGTGCCTGAGGAACCTGACTATCCTCCGCTGTACCTGACTGACAACGAGCTCTCCGACTACATCGTGTACGTCAGCGTGAACGGCATCAACACCGGGCGCCCGGATGACGATTGGGACAAGTTGGCCCAAGCTGCCGCAACCAAGGACACCACCCAGAAGATCAAAGCCAAGGAGCGGACGGAAGAGCAGTTGAAGCAGTTGAAGACCGCCAGGGCAGCAATCAAGTCGCTGCGCAAGCAGATGAACATCGTGGCTCCCAAGAAAGAGAGTGCTCCCAAGAAGAAGGTTGTCGGGTCTGCAGATGAAGGTTTCCAGCACATTCCGCTAGAGACGTTGAGAAAGTACGCCGCGGCCGACGCTGACGTCACTCGGTTGATTTTGAAGTCTCAGACTGTGCGGCTGCACAACACCGGGTTGTACGAAGAGGGCACCGGTGTGATGAAGAGCCTGTACCTACCGGGCAGTAGAACGCTATCGGACATGGAGTACCGCGGATTCGCAGTAAACCAGGAGTATCTGGAGAACACCATCTTCGCGGTTGGGAAGCGTCTTGCCGAAGCTGAAGCGTACATGCACGCCAAGTTCGACCCGGCACTCAACCTCAACTCACCGAAGCAGATCAGCGCCTACATGGGCAAGCTGAACTTCGCTAGCCTTGACTCCAGCGACACGGGCAGCACAGGCAGGGATACCCTAGACCAGTACATGGAGAAGTATGCCGAAGACGACCCGCGGCACCAATTCTGTCTGCAGCTGCTGGAATTCCGCGAATCCCACAAGACGCTGAACACCTACCTGAAACCCATCCGGCGGTTTTCCAAAGCCGACGGAAAGGTCCATTGTGGGTTCAACCTGAACGGGACGGCCACGGGGCGGCTCTGTGTCTCGGGCGACACACAGTTGGACACGTCCATTGGGCAGATTGCAATTGCTGACTTGCCGGAAAAACTGTTGCCCAACGTGTGGATCAAAACCCATCGCGGCAGATATAGGAGGATCCTGCGAAAATTCTTCAAAGGCTATGAAGCGATGTTTCGCGTAACAACTGCACAGGGTAATTCTATCGTTTGTACACGCGGACACCGCTTTTTGACGCCAGATGGGTGGAGGCATCTGTATGACATCCAAGAAAAAGCGTGCATCGCCGTCGACCCGTTGTCCAGTAATTTCACAGCTACCAACAGTTCAATTGGACCAAGCACTGAACGGGCGCCGGACGATTTTGCGCGAAGACGTATTTGTGGAGTATGTAATTCGGCAGGGGCTGACGCGCGAACAGTTGCGCCTCCGGCACGACCTGACTGTGAGCTGGCACATGTGGAACGCGTCAATGGCGTATTACAAAACCAAGTACGCCAAGGAGATTCAACAACGGAAGCACGAGCACTACTCCAGCGCACTGAAGGGCAACCAGCACGGACGAAAGTTGCAACCAGCCATTCTCTTGCCGAAAGAGAAGTTACAGACGCTGTTGGAACGCGGATACGGTGTGTACGAGATAGCTACCATGTTGGAAACGTCGGCCTGGTTTGTGCGCGAAAGCGCGAAGCATCATCGCTTGAAAACAAACAAGCGGTTGCCGTACAAAATACAAGACACCGACCTGGAGCTCATGCGACAATTGGAGATGTTGGTACCGGGCATCACAGGGTGTGCAGAGAACTATTATCAGGACCCACACGCCTTCTTCAGCAACCTTTACTTGGCATTCATCCGACTGAACGAACTGGTATGGTTTGTCAAGGAATTCAAAAAGCCGCACGCACACTATATAGAGAAAAACATCATACCCCGCGACCACATCTGCTGGTCCACCAACCGTGCGGAACTTCGGCTTTCGATGGGTTTGTTGGGGAAGAAAATTGCACATCTTCGCCAAGTAGCTGTGCACAGGAATATCCTGGTCGACTTCCTATTTCCCGGTACCAGGCTAGTCGTGGAGGTGGATGGCGAATTTCACCGGAAGGACACTGCCACAAGGAGACGCGACCACCGACGAGAAATGTTGCTCAAGAGGCAGAAGTACCAAGTGCTGCACTTCTCGGATGTAGAAGTCTACATGCAACTCCCTCAAGTTCTCCGCCGTATACAACAAGCACTATCCGAAGTATCGAACCCGTTGGAGTTCGCGGAGTGTGGGACATTGAAGTAGAAGAAGACCATTCTTATGTGGCACAGGGCTTCGTCAACCACAACTCATCGTCCAAGCCCAACATGCAGAACATCCCGCTGTACGCAGCGCGGCGGACCAAAGAAGGCGCTGACGGAAAAGAAATCGTCATCCATCCGGGCTACAACGTGAAGAAACTGTTCATCCCCTCAAAGCCGGGCAACATCATCGTGAATGTGGACATCAAGGGTGCCGAGATACGGGTGTACACTGCTTATGCCCATGACGAAGCCATGATCGATTCTCTCAACAAGGGCATCGATACCCACTCTTGGGTGACCTCGATGGTCTACAAGGACAAGCTCACCTACGACCAAATCCAAGCCGGGAAGGAGACTGACCCCACCATCAAGAAGTGGCGCACCAACTGCAAGAAGGTCTTCTTCAGTACGTTGTACGGCGGCAGTGAGTACAAGATCCGGCAGCTCATCAACTCGACTTTGAAGTACGCCCGCGACCTGCAGCAAAGCATCTACACATCTCTCCCCAAGATGCGCGCCTATGTCGACGACGTCGCCCGGCAGGTCCGCAACCGGCGGATGCTCAAGACCTACTTTGGGCGATGCCGGCGTTTTCGGCTAGCGCATGTTACCAGCGAGATGATGGCGGAGGCCATTCGTGAAGGCACCAACTTCTTGATTCAATCCACCAGCTCGGACTTGGTGCTGTCACAGCTGTGCGAAATCGACGAACACATCCACGAACTCGACGCCGAACTGCTTATCACCGTGCACGACTCACTGACGTTTGAAATGCCGGACAACAACGTGTCGCTTCTGTTCCCATTCCTGGACCACTGGATCACCCAGCGGGTCAAAGAGCGATTTCCTTGGCTCCCCGTAGACTTCTTATACGACGTTGAAATCGGACCGTCCTACGGTGAGTTGAAACCGCTGAAGCGGCCCAAGAAGGAGGCAACCTGCTGATGGCCAAGAAAGCTCCCAAATACATGCTGTACGCTGCCGCGGGCGGAACGATGTTTCTCGCGGCCGAAGAACTGGGGCGAAAACCTGGGCGCATCATGGTAAAAGATGCTGCGTTCATCGGTAGGCCAGCAAACGACGTTGGCTTCACCTTCACGCCCCTGAAGTGGGTCACATCCCCCACGCTGTATGAGTCAGCTCTTCTCCTGGATGACGCGTTGCCTCCCGACATGGTGCCATACTTTCAGCAGCACCAGAAGATGATGGCCGAGGCGCGCAAGTCCCAGCCGAAGTAGATTCCGTTTACGCAGTAAATCCGTTCAGACGCTTTTGAGCAAAGCGAGGTGACGAAACGTCACCGGTTCTCGCATTCCGCTTCGCGGGAGATCTGACAGTACTCGGTTAGTCAGTTCAGATCCCTTCAGCTCATCAAACAAAATTTGTGAACGGATCCCAAGCTTGCTCGGTTGCTCGGTCTTTTCGAGCTGTGGCGCGTAACGCGCCGCGTTCAGCTTCTGGGTTCGGCTTCGTCACTTCGGCGAAATTTGCGCGCAGCGCGCAAAGTTCGCCTCGCTCCTCGCCGAAACCCAGTGCTCCGGCGGTAACCTTCGCGAGCAAGCCAGGAGGACCCCCCTCCGCCCGGCCGGACACAATCTTCGCGAGCAAGTGTATAGCAGCATAGCATTCGGTTGCCTTTTTCACGGCAGTGCTGCGAAACGCAGCACACGACGCCACCGGCTTCGCCGGAAAGGAGAGTCATCTTGAAGGCGGATTCCTTGATGACACAAATTCGCGAATGCTACTGTTCGATGTCGCGCTCGTAGAGTTCGATATCGCCTTGGAGCACCTTCATGGCGAACCATCCGAATATCTGAGCGTGAAGGCAGTCGTCGGGCTGCGACGGGGCATGAAGCCAAACCTTCTTCCCAACGCCGCCGTGCGCTGTGATGGTGGTCTCGTACTCCGCCAGGATGTCCTGGATGGGAGTGGCCATCTGGCGCGGGTTGCAGTAGATGATGCCCTGCTTCTTGAGCTGCATCATGAATGAATCGATAGCTGCTGTTCGGTTGATGAGGTACTTGGTGCCCTGCTTGTTCCAACCGATGAGCTTGATGAAGCCGGCGCCACCGCCGTACTGCGCCTGGCCAACTCGGTGCTGCCCAAGCCGATTTCGGAGCATCGAGTTGGCTACTGCGCCTTCCCCAGCGTCGCCGAGGACGTAGCGAACGCTGAAGTCCTCGAGTATCTTGGCCACCTCTTCTACGTCTTGCACACAGTTGGCCTCGGGGAAGATTTGGAAGTAGAGCGTTTTGAGTCGGAAGTCGGGCATCAGCCCCCAAATCCAAATAACGGTACGGGAGGTGTACCCCTTGCCGTTGCCGGCCCAGTCAACGCCGGCTGCGACAGCCCGAACGTCGTGAATGACGTGCGGGATAGGAGGCCGGTCGACGTAGTAGTCCTGACACATAGCCACCAGCTCGTCTTGGGAGATGAACCGGGAGCCGATGGCGTCGGAGATGCCGAGAACCTCATTCTTGAACTTGGTCTCGGAGTAGGTTTCGAGCTTGGCCAAGATGCGTTCCCAGCGAGACCGCATTTCTGTGTTGCGCGGGAGCATCGGCTGCGATACGTGGTAGCCTTGTATCTTGGCGGCTGGGTTGAACTCGTACCATTGGCCTAAACGGGGGTTGATGTCGTGGTTACACTTTACACACACCACACCTTTTCGGCCAATCGACTTCGTCGAGTCGATGAACTGGTACGAACCGCAGCCCGCGCACTTCATGATCCACTCGGACTTGGTGCTCTGCTGCCAAAGGTACTCGATGGTGTTCTCCATCGACTTTGGCGTACCCGCGTAGGTTGTGAAGCCGTAGTCGGAGTTGGACATGCACTCTTTGATGACCGGGATGACGGCCTCATAGAGGATATCTTGCACTTCATCTATGAATTCGTGATCAGCGGTAATCGACCGGACTCGGTCGGGGTCGTCCCAGGCATAAGAGAGAGACATTTCCGACCCATTCTTCAGGATTTGCAAAAGGACGTTGTTAGGCAACGTTGGGTCAACGTACAGGCGGCGAACGAGAGGCGAATAGTGTATGATTTTCGATAGCCGGGTATTCGAGAACCGGCTAGTCTGCTCACGCAGGGGCGCGATGTACAGAGTTTTGAAGTGGTCGCGCATAATGCTTCCCGACAGCATCAGGCAGGCACAACTTGTTGACTTCGATATCTGTCGGGATGTCTTCATCAAGACATCGGTTGCCCCGGTGTCAAAGATGGCGGGCATGAACGGGTAGTCGTGTAGGCTGTATGGCTTTCCGTCGAGCCAAAACAGTTTCTGGGCAACGTAGTATCTAGTAAATTGGCCTAGCGGTTGTGGTGTTGCGAGCATTGCCACAATAATACGGAGGAATTCGTGACCGAGCAAGAGCTAAAGAATGATGTCAACCATTACTGGGAAAAGCTGGGAATCCTCACCGCCACCCTGAACGACGTCTCCAAGCTCATCAAGTTGTCATTCGAAATGAAGCACGTCGTTTGCCTGGTTGGCGAAGCCGGTATCGGCAAAACACAAGTTTTCAAGCAAGTAGCCGAAGACCTCGGCTACGGCATTATGTACTACTACCTTGCGCACCTGGAGCGCGAGGACCTGGGGGGCATCCCCATGCCCAACGACCAGAAGACAGCCTATCGGTTTCTGTGTGAGGAGAGCATCTACGAGCTCATTCACACGCCCAAACCGGTGGTGATGGTGCTGGACGAGTGGAACCGGGGAGAGAAGCCCGTGATGAACGCGGCCTTCACCCTCATGGAGCAGCGGCGCTTCGGCGCCTACACGCTGCCGGACCACATTCACGTTGGAGCCGCCATGAACCCCAGTGAAGGCGCGTATCTGGTCAACGAGGCCGAGAAGGACCCGGCGTTTCGCCGGCGCCTATGCTTCGTTGGCGTCCGCACGGACCCGACTGTGTGGCACCAGTGGGCTATCGGCCGCGGCAAGGTTCACTCGATGGTGTGCGACTACCTCGCGACCAAGCCCGACCACTTGATGGATGTCCAATCGCGTGAAGCCGGGAAGATCTATGCCAATCCGGCCGCGTGGGAAAAGGTCAGCGAGACGCTCAAGGTCATGGAGAAGCTGAGCCTGAACTTCCTTGAGAACTCCAGCGTACTCCGCCTGAAGCTGGCGGGGCACATCGGCGCGGGTATGACCGAATCGTTCATGGCGTGGATCCGGGAGAGCGCAACGGCTATCGACCCCATCGATGTGCTGAAGCACTACAAGTCCAAGGGAAGGGTGAAAGTCCTGAAGCTCGTCGAGGGCAACAAGAACGACGTCCTCACCGAGGTCTGCGAAGCCGTAGCCCTGACGATGGTATCCTGCGAGATGCCCCCGGCCGAGATCGCCGAGAACGTAGGTCAGTTCGCAGTCGACCTGCCGGAGGACGTTTCGATGGCCTTCTTTTCGAAGGTCACGAAGCACCTGCAGTCGCTGGGCAAGCCGGAGTACAAGATGAACCTCTCCCGGACATTGGCGAAGTTCCCTGCCTACCGGCAGGCGCTGTCCCGCATCCAGGAGTCGCACCAGAAGGTCGAGGAAGAGAAGTCAGGAAAGAACGGCGACCTCTGATTTGAACTGAATCGCTCGGTTTGCGAGGTGAATGAACACGGCTGAGAGCTTGGCAATCTGTACGTCGGTGGGCGTTTCTTTCAGCTCAAGGCCTTCGAGAGTAGTCTTGTCCAGGGACTTCCACCTGGACAAGACTTCTTCTTTTATGTCCTGGTGCCCCCGGTTGAGCTTGTCGAGCTCGGCCTGGGCGAAGCCGAGCGGTTCGGGTGCAATTACGAAGCCGTCTCTGTGCAGGCTTACGGCAGCGTACTGCGCCGGTTCATAGTCGAACGCCCCCTCTTCTTGCCCCTCGCGGTGCAGGATGAGCTCGGCTTCACAAATGCCCCAAGCCATCTGCGCGGGAGAGGCCTCCTGCAAGATTTCGGGGGATGACCATTCGTGGTTGAATGCCATTACCGTGTTTTCAAAAACGGCCGCGTCCCAGTAGAACGAACCAGTGGCCAGCAAAGTCGTCACGGCCAGCAACTTGTCGCGATTGAGTTCCGACAGGTCGATGCCCTGTGACTGAAGTTCCAGCCAGATGCTCTCGGGCTCCCAAGCAGCAAAACCTGAGCCCAACAACTTGCGAGCAGCCAAAAAAACGGCCGCGGCGCAGCTCTCTTGGTTGTTGAGAATGTCGGCGGGGGTTGGCACTCAGATCCCCATCTGGGCTGCCAGCGTTCGCTGCAGATCCAGCGGGACCGTCGGCAGGATGGTCTTCAGCTTCTCGGCGTCGATTTCGTTGGTGGTTGGGTCGATGAACTCACCGGACAGGTCCTCACCGAAGACGTCCTTGTACACCTCGGGGTCGATGGCGAGGAGGTCTTGCATGGGCACCTGTTTACCAGCGAGTTCGAAGACATCGTCGGCAAGCTTCTCGGTGTTGAAGACGGTGCTCAGCGGATCCAGCATGCTGCGGTCGTAGAACTTCTCGAGTCCGGCGGCTTCGTCGAGTTCGCGTATCACCGATGCTACCTTGATGAGTTCGTCGCGGTCGCCGCACATCTTTGGCAGAGGCTTCAGCTCTTCGGCCAACTTGCTGTAGCCGAACTTCAGCTGGGCGTCTTCGGTGGCTTCGGCGCGGGCACCAATCCAGTCGCGTAGCAACACGGTGTCGCACATCGTGTAGCCCGCAAACTTGAGGACCCACATCGGCACCTTCTGCTCCAGCTCAACGGCCTTCTTCACGAGGTTCGTGCAGGCCTGCGCCCGGGTTCGGGTGTCCATCTTCTTGAGGTTGTTGCGGATGGCCTCGGAGGCGAGCTTGACGTCGTTCTTGTCACGGACCAACAGGCGCCGAATGCCCGGCAGCAAGTAGTCGTCATCGGCAGGCATGTCGGCTGCGGCGGTCTTCACCGTCAGGTCGAGCTTGATGCCGAACAAGTCGAGAGCTTTGTTGCAGCGAGCGCGGACGTCCGTGGGAATGTGCTCGGCTTGCTTTTCCATGAACAGCCTGGAGAGTGAAGCATGAGCCGGGCTATCGATTCGGAACAACCGGCGTTCGGGCCACGCAAAGGCGCTGTCGGCGACCTTCTCGTTTTCTTCGAAGTCCATACTCGCCGTCTTGACGAGGTCTTCGGAGTCAGGGTGTTCCTGCACCATCTTGAAGACGGCCCGGTAGGACGGATCGGAAAATTGGTCGAAAATCAGACGTTCCACGTGTAAACCTCCATGAAGGAGATGGAATCAGACGAAAGAATAGTACGACAAAACCACTATCGGCACAAGCGAAAGGAGAGAACCGTTGGAGGCTACCCTATCGAATTTGCTGTGCTATTTGGTCAGTGGCCGCGGCAACAACTTCTACGCTCGGATACTGACCGCACTGGAGTTGCGCGAAACGCGCGCCGTACCCGCGATGGCCGTGACCGTGAAGGACCGGAAGTTCATCTTGTTTCACAACCCGGACTGGTTCAAGGAAGCTCCGTACGACAAGGTCCTGGCGGTCATCGAGCACGAAGTCTGTCACCTCATCTGGGAGCACGTCCCGCGCTCCATCGAGATGATCGTCGCTGCGACAACGCCCGAACGAAAACAAGAGGTCAATTCGGCATTGCCGTTTGCCTGTGACATGGCCGTGAACACCATCTTGGAGAAGACAAACGTTTTCATGTACAAACACCGCAAGGAGTTCGTTCTTCCCGATTGTCCCGAGAATGGCTTCAACTTCCCCAAGGGTAAGGCGATGGAGTGGTATGCCGAAGCCATCATCAGACAGATGCGGAAACAGCCCAAGATGTACGTCGACCTCAACCAGATATTGCAGGAGGCAATAAGCGAACTGGAAGAGGAGAATGAAGACGGAGAAGGAGAAGAAGGCGAAGGCGAAGGAGAAGACGGGGAAGACGGAGAAGAGGGCCAAGGGCAGCAAGGTAAGTCCAAGAAACCTGGCAGCGGCAAGCAGCCCGGCAAGGGCAAGGGTGTACAGAAGGGTAAAGGCCGGGGCAAGGGCCAAGGTTCTGGCAAGGGTGAAGGAGAAGGCGAAGGAAAAGGCGAAGGCGAAGGCCGGGGCAAGAGCAGCAAGAAGAGCAGCCAGGGAAAGAGCGGTGGAAAGGGCCAGAAGAAGGGCTCCGGTCAAGGCGGAGACGAAGAAGGCAACGAGGGCGACGAGGGCCAAGGCAAGAAGAACTCCCGTGGTATCGGCTTCGACCTCTTGGCC